CGTTACGTCGAGCAGTACTGAATCAAAACACCCAACAGCCCCGCCCAGCGGGGTTTTTTTTCGCCAAGAGGAAACCCCAATGGCCAACTATGCATACATGGGCAAGGGCATCATCAAGCTCACCCCGGAGGGCGGGAGTACCGCCCGAGACATCGGCAACGTCTCGCAGCTCGAGTTCGCGGTAAACGAGAACATCATCAAGCTGGCCAACTACCGCACCCCTGGCGGTGGCACCTATGCCTCGGTAAACCGCATTGAGTCGGTCCAGTTCACCGCCACACTGCACGACCTCAGCCCGGAAAACCTCGCCATGGTGCTCTTCGGCACCGCAACCGTTGACGGCACCAAGGCGACCATTGAAGCGCTGACCACCGGCGCGCAGACCTTCAAGTTGGTGTTCGAGGGTGTCAACGAAGCGGCTACGGGCAAAAAGGTGGATGTCACCGTACACCGCGCAAAAATCGGCGCAGCTCAAGGGCTGGGCTTCATCGGTGACGAGTTCGCGGCCCTGGAGATCACTGGCGAGGTGCTGATCGATACCAGCATCAACACCGCAGGACTTTCGCAGTTCTTCAAGGTTGAGATGGACGTGATCGCTGGCTGACGGCGAAGCCACCCCCTGTAGGGCTGGATCGCCAAAGGTCGTGACAGCAAGCTCACGTCTCCGGCCTTAAAAGCAAAACCCCCGCAGCTGGCCGGCTGACGGGGGTTTTTGTTCTCACCCCTATCGGAGCTAGGAGCAAGACATTGGTTAATTATAGGCCCAAGAGTCGGGTCAAGGTAGATGGGCAAATGAACCCGGAAGATGCAGGAATTGTTGGTAAGCGTTTGGCCAATGCCGCGCTCATTGCTGCAACCGGCGTAAGCCTCGCCGCGGTGATTGCCGCACTTGGCGTGTTGCTGCGCTGAACAACCTGAAACAGAACAGCCAGGCCCGGTGCAATAACACTGTACCGTTGACGCGCCGCCTGTTCGGGGTTACCTTGCCAGTGCCGCTGCCAATTCAGCGGCCGGGTTTGGTCACCCGGAAGTCAGGCGCACGACGCCATATGGCGTTTTTTTGTGCCCGCGTTATGGCGGGCCGTGCGTGGGAGCCCTTTGGGGCTGCCGGGTTCCCTGACCCCGGTTGACCAACCCGCGTACGGTTCGCCTCCCTATCGCTTGGTCACGATGCTGGCGAACCCCTAACTAGTCAGGGTGATGCCATGAATGCTGCTCAAGTAATTCCGTTCCAGTTCGATTCCCGTGAAGTCCGCACCATGCTGATCGACGATCAGCCGTGGTTTGTTGCTGCAGATGTCGCTGCAGCTCTTGGCTATCCAGCCGCGCCGCAGATGACGCGAAATCTCGATGAAGACGAAAGGGGTATGCAGAATGTGCACACCCCCTCCAAAAACCAACACGGAGCATTTGGCACCGTCGAACAGGAAATGCTGGTGATCAACGAGTCCGGCTTGTACTCGGCGATCCTGCGTAGCCGCAAAGCCGAGGCCAAGCGCTTCAAAAAGTGGATCACCGCCGAGGTGCTTCCGGCAATCCGTCGCACGGGCCAGTACCACGACAGCAGCAACAAAATGGCCACCCTGGTCGACGCCCTGATCGGCATGACCGAAGTGAACGTACTCAAGGGGCTGATCCGCGACAAAGCCAAGGTGGTCCCGCTGGGTAAGCGCCGCAGCTTCCAGCAGTGCATGCACAACCGCCTGCACACCCGCTTCAATGTGCCGCGCATTGAGCTGATCCAGGCGGGCGAGTTCGAGGCCGCCTGCAACTTTGTGGCCGCCTACGCGCTGGATGGCGAATGGTTGCCCGCCCCAGGCGCCACCCTGAGCGAAGCCGACTGGCAAAACCTCAATGCCCTGGTGGTGCACATGCAATGGCTGCGCAGCATCTACAGCGAGTACGGCCTGTTTAACCACTTCGCCCAGGTGGGTTCGCCGGTTGGGGCCAAGCTGCACGACCATGTAGTGGGTGGCGCCGCTGTTGCCATGGCGCTGCAAGGGCAGCACTCCGCCAGGCTGCGCCTGGTGAGCAGTCGTTAAACAGTAAGCGACACCGCGCTCGCGCACTGAACCCAGCCCAGGCTGGGTTTCCGTGCTGGCGCTTATCGGGTACAGTCCTCCCGAAGTCGATTTGGGAGGGATACCAATGCGTGCCATTTTGCTGGCGCTTCTGGCTGGCGCCTGCACTCCGGGATTTGCGGCTACGGTCTACAAATGCACTGATGCGGCTGGGCAAAAAGTCTTCTCTGATCGCCCCTGCGCCTCTGATGCGGCGGCACTTGAGATAAAGGATAACCGCATAGGCGGCAGCTTCTCTCCTGGCCAGCAGTGGATCGAGGAAAACAATCGGCAGCGCAAAGCTGCAGAAATAAACCGGCGTTATGACCAAGCGCTGCGCGAGATAGCCAAGGGGCATTGCAAAGAGTTTTCCAGCACAGAGCTTCGCACCATGGTCATCGGCAATACGGTTGTTGTCGGTATGAATGGTGGCGATGCCGTGCGTGCGTGGGGTAAGCCCACACGCATTAACGGCAGCCAGCATGCTTACCACTGGAGCAAAGGTGGCTCTTCATATTTTTATGTTGAGGATGGCTGTGTAAGAGCTGTTCAGGGCGATTACAACGGCTAAGTCATCCTGCTGGAGTTTTTTCTATGCAATGCCCAAGTTGTGGTTACCTGGCAACGGTAAAAGATTTTGGTAATCCAGCAATTTGCCCAAAGTGCGATGCAATATACGAAAAAGCGCTTATAGCAAAAGCCAAGAGGAACGAAGAGGCGTGGAGGCGTGAAAAAAACGCCGAATCTGCAAAGGTGGCTGCTCGTTACAGATTGTTTTTTGTAGATATTGTTGCGCGCCTAGGGCTTTTGTTTGCATGGGCGCTGCAACGGCCGCTGCACTTGGTCGTTTTGCTGTGCCTTTTTGGCTTTATTGCAGGGCTGGTTGCCAAAGGAAACAAACCGGTCACTGAAAAAGAAGAAGCTGCAGAAAAACAATTCAAGCATGTACTTCTTGCGAAAAGGCAAGTAAGTGGCCGGTTGAAAGATGCGGAATCTGCCCGTTGGGGCGAGATTTTCTCAGGTAAGAAAGGCCCTGTTTGCGGATCAGTAAATGCCAAGAATGGCTTCGGTGGATACAGCGGTTTCCGGCGCTTTGTTGTTAGCGGCGGCGGGCTTGTTGTAATTGAGGATGATATGGTGGCGGCTGAATTTGAAAAGGTTTGGTCGGAAATGTGCAGGTAACTTAATTTATAAAAGACCCGCTTCGGCGGGTTTTTTATTGCCCGGAGTTTTTATGAGTGAGTTGAAGATCCTGTTCCCGGCTGACCAGTTTGTGATGCTGGGCCGGCGCCGGGTGCTGGTGCGCCCTGTGCGGCTGAGCCACCTAGAAGACTTTGGCGCTACGACGGGCAGTTTGATTGCCATGCTCGGCACTGCCAGTGTTGAGCAGGTGGCTACATGGGCAGAGCGCCATGCGCGCCCAATGCGCAGGCTTCTGCGCGCAACCACCAGCCTGAACCGCTGGCAGGTATGGCGTCTGCCGTTCCCTGTTGCGGCGCAGTTGCTGGCCCAGGTGGTGCGGGTAAATGCCGATTTTTTCGGGCAAGCCCTGCCCGCCATGGTCAGGGCTCTGGATGGGGCGCCGTTACCCAGCGCCTGATATCGGCAGGGCATAGCTGGCAGGCAATCCCGCATTACACCCTGCCGCAGACCAAGTTGTTTTTGGCGGCGATTGATCAGGCCGAGCGTGATCAGTACCACATGGCATTGATCGCCAGCCGTGCCGCGCAGATCAAAGACCAGGACTTCAAGCGCCTACTGAAGGATGTTCGCCCATGAGCCGCAAGGTCAGCACCCAGCTTGTCATTGAGGGCAAGAACAATTCCGGCAAGGCCTTTGCCGAGGTAAAGCAAGAGCTGGATTCGCTCGATCGCAAGCTCAGCGCGGCAGGGAAGGCGGTTGCCGGTTTGCTATCGGTGCAAACCTTTGCCAGTGCCGTGCGTAGCATTGGTGAAACCGCTGATGCCTATAACTTGATGAATGCCCGTCTGAAACTGGCTACAGGTAGCCAAGAGGCGTTCAATGTGGCGCAGGCTGGCCTGGCGGACATTGCCAAGCGCACAGAAAGCCCCATGGCCAGCCTGGTCACCCTTTACGGCCGCATCAGCCGCCCGCTGCAGGAGGCAGGGCGTAGCCAGAAAGAGATCCTGAAAGTGACCGAGGCCGTGGCCACCGCGTTTCGGGTTTCAGGTGCATCGGCTCAGGAGGCGGAGAATGGCGTCATCCAGTTTGCCCAAGCGCTGGGTGCAGGTGCGCTGCGCGGTGATGAGTTCAACTCGGTAGCCGAGCAGGCTCCGCGGTTGATGCAGGCGCTGGCAGACGGAATAGGCGTGCCGGTGGGTGCGCTGAAAGAAATGGCGGCACAGGGCCTGTTGACTGCCGAGGTGGTGACTGACGCGCTGACCAGCCAGCTCGATGTATTGCGTGCAGAAGCTGAGAGCCTGCCAAAAACGGTAGGCGGGGCCATGACTGATCTGGCCGACCGCTGGAATCAGGCCATCGGCCAGGCTGATATGACGCCGCTGATTGAGGCAATCAAACAGCTGGGCACCACACTATCCGACCCTGTGGTAGTGGATAACCTGGTGCGCTTGGCCTCTGCGCTTTCCACATTGGCGGGTGCTGCAGTATCGGGAGCCTCTGAGTTTACTGACCTGGGCAAGCGTATCGGCTTTGTCGCGGCCAATGCGGTAGGTGCAGTCACCGAGCTGGACAAGATCGACCAGCAGCTGCTCGACATTGAGCGCAGCTTGAACGGTACCGGGCTCAACACGACCCTGGCCGGCATGTTTTATTCCAAAGAAGAGCTGGAGGCTCAGCGCGAAGCACTGCAAGCCTTGCGGGCAACCTTGCTGCAAGAAGTCACCGGCATGACGGCTGACATGGAAGAGCAGGCAAAGATTGCCGCTGCTGCAGCAGAGAAGCGCCGCGAAGAGGAGCTTAAAAGTTACAGCGGCTATCTGGGTGAGCTGAAAAAGCTGCAAGACCAACAGGTGAAGTCGGCGGCCGATGCCATCAAAAAGCAGGCAGCCGCCGAAAAGGTGGCGCTGCGTGAGCTGGAAAAGGTCAAGGAAGACCGGCTGAAAATCGAAAGCCGATACCGCGAAGCGCTTAACGGATTGACGAGTGGCGGGGAGGCCAGCTACGCCGGCGCGCAGGATCTGAAAGCCAAGGCAAATCAGGCGCTCAAGGCGAACAACCCTCAGGCGGCGCAGCAGTATGCGCAGGCCGCTCTGAAAATGCTGCAAGACCTGCAGGCAGCGGGCGAAAACACATACGGCTTTGAGGGCTTTATCAAGAGCCTGCAGGCCATTGAAATGGCCGCCAATGACATAGAGCAGACCAACGCAGAAGCCAAGCTCCAGAGCATCCGTGACACCATGGAGTCGCTCAAAACAAAGGCGGCGGAACTCAAGGACAGCCCGGTCAGCTTCAAGCTGGATGAGGCCAGCCTGCAGGCATTGCGTAGCCAGATCGAAGCACTGGCAGCAGAGCTCGGAGAAAAGCTGGTTTTGCCGGTCGCGGTGGCCAAACCGTCGGCCGATCAGCCGGCCTCGGTGCCTGGCTTTGCAACGGGCGGCTTGATTCGCGGCCCAGGCAGCGGCACCAGTGACAGCATTTTGGCCCGGCTTTCCAATGGTGA